TATTCTCCACCGCCAATGCTTTTATGCCTGTAAAACCAATTGTTAACAACTTTAACTACGTAGGCGATATTAAACCAACTGGATATTTTGATCCCCTAAGGCTTTCTGAAAATGCTGATGACAATCTTATTAAATATATGCGTGAAGCCGAATTGCAACATGGCCGTGTTGCTATGCTTGCTGGATTGGCTCTTCCACTACTAGATTTAACCAATGATAAGATGGCCATAAATGTACTCAAAGATGTACCATTTGATGAACAAGTTCCTTTTTGGCTCGGCGTAGGTTTATTTGAAACAGCTAGAATGGGTGCTGGTTGGAAAAATCCATTTATGCTAAAGAATTCATATTTTAAGCTTGAAGAACGTTATCAACCTGGTAATGTTTTTAAAGTTCCTGCTAACAAATATACTGATGTCCAATTGGAAAAAGAATTGTCCAATGGTCGTCTAGCTATGCTTGGAACAATGGGATATATGGCACAAGAATTAGTCCAGCAACATCCCATCTTCTGAAGATCCTTTATAAAATTCTGATAAAGCCAATAAACCACCAACTATTGATACATTTTTCATAAAATAATGATACTCTTTCTTTTTATTTGGTGGATGATACATCATCGTAGCTATTATTGTGAAAAAAACTAATGCATAACAAGCTATTTCTGCATAGGTTTCTATAGTGTATGTTATGCTTGAATAAACTATTATTAATGGTGCTAAAATTTCTAATAATATTACTAATATTAAAACTATTTGATAAAAAATTATAGGTAGTGTTGATACTATAAATTTCTTTTGTATCGACTTTCTTACACCACTAAAGTTTTTAATTTTATTTATACCTGATATAAAAAACATGATCGTAATCAAGAATGCAATTAAAACTTCTATCATAATATATAAAATTATTTTTATATATTATATATGAAATCAAATAATATAAAAGAGGGTTACATAAATTTAATACGTATTAATGCTTTATTATATTTTACTACTATTGTAGGATTATCTATAATACCATCTAAATATATAAATTTTCTCGATATCTTTTTAAGAAGTTCTATAAGTTTGTTTTTAATATATAGATTTAGTCCTTTTAATAAAAATAAATTTACTAATACTGATAAACAGATAGTGTTTTCATCTGCATTGTTTTTATTTTCAACAACCGCTTTAAATAACTTTATTAGAGAAAAATTAAGTAATTCACCTTTTCTTAATAGTTTTATTTAACTTACTATTAGCAAAAAAGTTTTGTAAATTTTCTATTATTTTCTTACTAACTATTCTGTCTACTTCATATTCTTCTTCACTTTTATCTTCATATTTATAACCTCTCATAAAATTTGTCATGAATTTCCTAAAATCTTCTTTATCTTTTATATTTTTACTCAAATAACTATTAAAAAATCTATCTATCATTTCATCACTATATAACGTATATTTGTATGGTTTAACATATATATAATATACATTATCACCTGCCATCTCTGGGTGGTACTGGTCATCTATAAAACATATTTCCGAGTTTTTAGGCAACTTAGTACAATTATAAAAATCACTAATTGTTTTATCATGACTTGTTCTCCCTAACTCTATTCGTTCGTTTCCTATCTTAAATGCTGATATTATACGATCAAATAAATTATTGCTATTTAATTTTTTTTCGAAATATTTTATTATTGTCTCAACCCAATATTTAGGTGCCTGATTATTTGTATATATCATTATTTTATCACAATTACCTGTGTTTTTTTGAATTTTTAAATAATTCAATATTGCTAATATATTCGGTCTAAAAAACTCAGGATAAACTTCTAGTAATATAAACATATCTTTTTCATCAAGCATACTTTTAAAATAAAGTTCTAATCCTTCACAAAAATATCCTAATTCTGAAAAATGTCCTAATGTTTCATCAAAATCAAATACTACTATCTTCTTTATCCTATTTTTTTTTATGGTCATAATTAATGCTAAGAAAACAAAAGTGCTAAATAGTATTATATTATTCTTTTTATATTTCATATATATATATGAAAATAACCAAAAAAGAATCTATTTTAATTTTAGATTATTTTGATATTAATGCAAATGAATCTACATCTAAAATTAAAAATAAAGCTGACGAATTGATAACTAATAACCTTTGTGTCCCTATCATCGGAAAGAATTTTGATAAATCTAAATCTAAATCTAAATCTAAATCTAAAACTACAATTAAAGCTAAAAATAATTAATATATTAATTAATGTATTAATTATCTAACAATCTACTTTTAATCCAAATTGATACTTAGAATCACGTTCTATTGTCGAATTTTGCCAAGGCCCCACATTCATCTTAGGATTAGGTGGCTCAGCTCTTATTTGTAAATTAGCATTTTTAAGTGTGTTACTTACTGTATTTATACCCGTTAATGTTCCTGCAGGTAAAAGATTGACTTTCTCTAAACTACCATTTCCTGTAGGATTTAAACTCGCCCATTGCGAGTTTGTATCATTTGGTAATAAATCTACAGGTGTTCCACTCTTTGCTTTTGGTATCTCATTTGATGCAAACGAACCATTATTTCCTAAAGCCTGGCTTGGTAATGTATCGCCTAATATAGTTTGGTTACTGTTTACTTGAGTTGGATGTGAATGCAGATGAGAATTTGATTTGTAACCTTGCATATTAAATTGTCTGGATTTTGTAGAAGAATATTGTAATAATGCTAGTAATAACAAAGAAAAACCTACGGCCATCGCCATTTTTTCACTATCTTTACCCATTTGTTTAAACTTTTTAATTGGTGCCATTATATAAAAAATACTATAAAAAAAATTTATCAAATATATTTATATTAAATCATATTCTTCAGCATCATCTATATTTAATGCATAAGTATCCTTTATATTTTTTGCAACCAAGTATGCATCTATTGCAGCTTTCTTTGCCTGTTTAGCTTTTTCTAAAGCATTATTATACAATTCCATGTATATTTGATCTGGCTTTTTTAATTCTATATTTTCTCCACTTACATTATTATCTAAATTTATCTCAAACTCATCTAATTCATTTACTATCTTTTCTTTTTTCTCTAAATCTAAATCTACTTCTAAATCTAATTCTTCTAAATTACTCTCTTCTTTACTTTCTTGTATTTTTTTATCTTCTTCTTCTTCTTCTTCTTCTTCTTTAGTTTCTTGTATTTTTTTATCTTCCTCTTCTATAGTATCTTCTTTTGTCTTAATTAAACAATTTTCAAACATAGGTGCATTCTCCATTATCATTATTTGTTTAATATTAATTTCTAACTGAAAATATCTTTGACTAAACTTTATCCCTAATATTTCTAATATTGTAATTATATCACTATCAGTTGTTATATCTTCTAAATCTTTTGCCACTTCTTTTTCATTAAATATTGGAACCACATTATCAATGCTATTTCTTATTGAATTTAAATTTGCTCTCATTAAATAATTCTTACCTTTATAAACTTTCACTGGTGATATAAAACTATTTTGTATATCTTCCATTTCTAAATCTGTATTAGCAAACCATATCTCATGTTTCTTAAATATCAATTCTTGAATTTTTTCTTCTACCTTAGTAATCATCTCGACAAAATCTGAGTTTAATTCGCTAAATAATAAATCTGTATACTTTTTTTTACCTGTTTTTATTATACCTTGCTTTGTCTTACATTTAGGTGTCTGTACATAAAACTGGTCTTCGTTATTATTAATTGTTAATTTTGAAAAATATGTACCGCCTGGATTAGGAACTGGATTTGATAATTTAAAATTTGTTGTATCTAAACTCTCTCCCACTTTATATATCGTCATATTCACATATATAGAAAAAATAAAGCTACTTTTTACTTAATTTAATTAGTATTAAATAATAAATTATTATTGTTATATTATTTAATGAAAAATGGATTAATAGAAAAATGCTTAGAATTATTTCAAAAAGACGAAATCAAATCTCAGATTAAAGATATATCTAAACCTATATGCGATAACTTTATGGATAATTTATTACCTCAAATTAACCTTTACCTTATAATATATTTAATTATATTACTTATTATTCTAATACTCAATTTTGGTATATTTCTATTGCTATTAAAAGATAGAAAATCTCTATAATTATTATATGACTACTGAATTTACTAATATGATTAAAGAATGGGTAACTATTGATAATGAATTAAGAGAACTTAGTATAAAAAGTAAATCTTTAAGAGAAAAAAAAAATAATGTAAATAACAATGTAATTAATTATATTGAAACTAATAATTTAGACAATGCTATAATAAAAATATCTGATGGAACTCTTAAATTTAATTATACTAATATTTCTCAACCTTTAACATTTAAATATATAAATGAATGTCTTAATGATATTATTAATGATAAAAATCAAGTAGAAGCAATTATTAATTACATTAAAAATAAAAGGAATGTTAAATCTATTATGGATATTAAAAGAAATTATAATTAATATAATATAATGGAATATTTCTCTAAAAGTGAATTAACTAAATCCTATGATAATGGAAAACTTTATGTCGGCGGATATTCAGTAGATCTAGATGAACCTAACATTCAAACCTATAAAAAAGATACTGACAGCATTATGGATATCCTTAATTTAGGATTATCTATACCTTTAATATACTATACTAAATCTAATAGTAATAACAAGTCATGCATTAAAAATACATATGATAATTCTGTTATTAATGAAACATTACACAATAAACTTATAGGCATACTAAATAGTAATTCTAAAACTAAAAAAAATAAAAAATATAATAAAAAAACTAAAAAACGTTATAACATCTCATAACCCTCCAACGTGTCATCTTCATCTTCATTTGTGAATGATGCATTCATATTTTGATCAAACAGATCTTTTACTCTATTTTCAAATTTATCATCATTATTATAATCCTCTATTAATTCATTTATTACCTCAGCAAATCCAGGAGAATTTAATTTCTCATCTATTAAATTATTTATTCTTTCATTTAAGTTATCATTTGCTGTACTGCTATTTGCGTTATTTCTACTATACCCTTCTTTATAGTTTCTATCATAAAAAATTGAGAAACTTACTAAAATCAAAAAACTTCCAAACATAATTAGCAAATTAGTCATTATATAATACCTTATACTTTAATCTATTATATAATTATTTATCTTCTTCTTCTTCTTCTTCCAAAACGGCTACCTATAAAATTATCTGCCGAAACTAAAGTCGACGGGGCTGTTCCGACGCCTCCTTCAGAGGCTGCTACGGCGTCTTCTACATGGGATACTACTGCACCGCTTGCGGGGTCGTGGCTGTGTTCTTTTACACTGCGGCTTCCTTCAGAGGCTGCTGCGGGGTCGCCTCCCTGACTAGCGGCGGGGATGTTGCCTTCACGGCGTCTCAATCCTCTACCTTTGAAACCTTGTCTGCGGTTTCCTCTGAACCCTTGCTTGCGGTTTCCTGTGAACCCTTGGGCTGGCGCCGCGTTCTTAGCACACGATGTCATTCCTTCATATGCTGCAACTCTTCCACCTTTGAAACTGTCGTCGCACTCGACGCCGCCGCAATCTTCAGCGCCTTCTTGAAAACCTGTTCTATATTTACGACCTCCTTCAAAACCCTTGGTGCCGCCGTTGTCGTCGTCGGTGTCGGTGGTGTTGCCTTCGCGGCTTTCAAACCCTTGACGACGACGACGCCCTTTTCCATTTCCTTCTTTAAACATTGTGTTTCCTACACCCATTACACCATTCGACGCCCTGTATGTTAATGTAATCATAACTAACACACCAAAAACAACCAAAAGTGGCTTAACATTTTTTTGTTTAATGTTCTTTCTTAGATTTTTTGCTTGGCCTCTAAATACTTTCATTATATAATAGAATTATAAAAATAATTTTATTAATTAAAGTGAATAATTATATCCATCTTATTATCTCTAAATAAATCCTCCTCTATACATTTTATTCCTTTTCTATGCAAAATTAATTTATTATCTTTATTTAAAACTAAGTTGTCTAAATTATATATTTTTTTACCTAAAATTATATCATTTTTTTCGGTTTTTTTATCCATTAATATATGTATATTATTGCTTAAATCTATAATTATATTACTACTTAATTCAGGAATACATTTTACTAATATAAACTCATCTTTTATATCATAATAGATTTCATTATGCCATAAAGGTATTGATAACTTACTACCTTTATAATTTAATATAAAAACATTACTATCTAACAAATCATCTATATCTGGGTTTAATATAATAGTAACCATATTTACTTTTTTTTCAATTAGTTTAATTATTGTCTCATCTATATCAAATAACTCTTTATACTCTTTGATAAATTCATATATTTTTCTTAAATTATCAACATCACAATTGTCTATAAAATATGGAATAAACGATTTGTTAATTATTTTAAGTATTATTGTTGCATACTCAAAATCTTCTAAATTTTCTTTTAAAAATTCCTCTAATATATTACTATATCTAGTTTCTTTGGGTCTGCTTTTATTATTCATTAAATAATTGTATGCTTCATTAACTTCTAAGAATATTTCATTAGCATTATCTAATTTACATTTATCTGGATGATATCTTAATGCCTGTATTCTATATTTTTTTTTAATTATATTTATATCTGCATCTTTATTTATATTAAGGATCCTACATGCTTTATCATAATTCATGTACTACAATTATTAAATAATAAAAGTAATTTTCTAAATGATAAATAGGTCTATAATTATTGTTATATAACTGAAAAAAACTTATAGTCTTTAAAAGTACTTCTCCTATCTTGTCTTCTTTAAGAATATTGTTTTTAATTAAATCTTTCAATATATACCAAACTAAATCATTTATATCATTTTTATATATCAAAATATCATATATAATTTCTCTAAATTCTCCATAATTCAAACTATCGTAATTTTTTATAATATTTAAAAGTCTGTCATAAATACATATATATAAATTATCCAATTCTGAACAATCATTTTTTAAATAATTAATATTATTTGAAATAGTCTTCTTGCATTTTAAATATTTCTTAATTAAACTCTTACTATACATTGATATTGTTATTCTTAAACATTTATTTAAAATAATATAAGGAATAAATGATATCTCTGTTGTTAATATAATGAATCTTATATTCAGATTATTTTGCATGTAACTATAAAATATATCTAATAATTCGTTATGAATATTTTGAAAATTTTTACATAAAATTATACCTTTACGTGTCCTACTTGATTCTACTATATCAATTATTTTATTATATATCTCATTCCAATTACTCTTTGAATTACAACCCAATAAATCCATGTCTACTTCATAATGTATATCGCTTATTTTAATATTAAATGTTTGTTTTGATAATTGCAGTATTATTTTTTTTTCATACTTTAATTTGCTTACACTATATCTGTTTATAATATATAAAGCTTGACTATATTTTCCAACACCAGATGGACCATATAAAATTAAATTATCTAAATCTATTAAATCCTTAGGCAATTTATTAGAAATGGTTTTAATTTTTGGATGTAAAGTATTATTACTAACATCCTTTACATACTCTGTAAAATGATCTTCATAAGATTTCATTATTACTATTTAAAGTTATTACAAATATAACTTTAAATGATAATATACACAAAATTAGATAACTATAACAGCAATTATATATTTTTTGGAGATACTATTAAAAATACTGTGATAACAAACGGCAAGTTTGTTAGAATTATATATTCTAATCAAATTTACACTTTGAATGGTTTATATATACTTGTCCCATTGGCTAATATAAAAAAAATTAATTCTAATACCTGCAGTATTAATAATAATAATTCATGTATTAAAACTCTATGTAACGTTGAAAAAGATATTCTTAGTAAATGTAATACATCTAAAATAAAAGAATATAAATTACAAGAACAATTAAATAAAAATATTATTAAAATATTTAATTCTAAAAATACTTTTAAAAAAATTATAATTAAAATTTCTGGTTTATGGGAAGATGAAAATTCTTGTGGTCTTACATATAAATTTATTAATTATTAATTATTAACACTAGTTGTATTTTTTTTCTTTTTTATCATCTAATACATATTTAAGTCGTAAACGCATATCCACATAAATTACTATTAGTTTTAATGTTAATATATATAATACTAGCGTATAAAACATAACTGGATCTTTTATTGTTTTTGCTTGTTTTATATCATATGCAAACACTAATTGCATTATTGTAATTGCAATAAGTATATAACTTATATTTTTTGAGTATCTTTTAAAATCTCCATCTAAATTATTACCATGAATATAATGTTCATATCTATAATATAACATATAAATCAAATAAAGTGTAATTGAAAATATTATTGTTACTATATATTTAGGTATAAGAGCTTTCATACCAGCAAAGTCTTTTTCAATACTTTGTCCTTCAACCGCCATATTTAAGATAGTAGTAACAATTACTATCATCAACCCCGGTTTATATAAACCCATTTTTTTTGTCGAGTAGAATATTGTTCCAATACCTTGAGATAACATTATGAATTTTTGTAATTCTATATCCTTTTCTATATCTGTATCTTTTTCCATCTCTAATAATTTATTATATTATTTTATTTTATATTTTTAATATATAATGTTTAAAGAAAACAAAAATTATCTTTTTCATAGAAAAATTATTGCTGTTCATTCTCAGGACAGAGATATTAATAAATGGCCTAAATCTAACGAATTTGAAGTTACATTGCCTATTCAATACAATAAAGTTAATAGCATACAGCTATTAAGCTTACAACTTCCAAAAAAATATAATATATTCTCAAATTACAATGAAAACACTAAAATTAAATTTGATAATGATACTATTCAAATAAATGATGGAACTTATACCCCTAAACAAATGTGTGCTATGTTAGAAAATAAATTATCTAGTATTAATGTTAAATATAATGATGTTGACATGAAATTTTATTTTTATTCCGATAATCCGTTTACTATTAGTGCTGGAGAAAATATTACCTATAATGGTTTGTGCGTAACCAACAATGTTTACAACTATACTTTTAATTGGGGACTACCTTTCTATCTAGGATTCGAAAAAAAAACATATACCTCTACAACTGGAACTGCATACTTAATATTTGATAGTGATGGAACAACAAGTTCGATCGATAGTAATAAACATGTTATAATATCATCTGTACCTGCACCAGTATATGGTGAAGAAGATATTTATCTGGAAATTGATAAATATAATTACATTGATGAGATACAGCCTTACTCTATCAATACTAATAATAACATTACAGATGTATCCTACTTATCATGTGTATCTCTTGCTAGTTTGAGAGGGGAACGATCATCTAATTATAAACATATTACTGAAAATAATCTTAAGCAAAAAGGAATTAAATGTTTAAACAAATCTTCAAATGATTATAATGGTATTTATAATTCTTCCTTTGCAAAAATACCTATATCAGTGGAAAGTGGTAGAACCGTAATACATGATAGTGCATTCTTGAACAATATATTCTATAGTGAACCACCTATAGATAAATTATCTAAATTAAAATTTAAGTTTAGATATCATGATGGACGACTTGTCGATTTTTACAATCATCCTGTAAGCGTTACTATAGGATTAGGTATGTTTCGCGATGAATATGATAAGGGTAATACTATTAGATTTCCTGAAGCATATAGTTAAAGTCCTCCCATCATTTTATCAAATCCCTTTTTAACTGTAGTAACACCTTCGAAACAATCAAAACATCCTTCTATTAACTCTGGAAAAAACCAGGCCACAATAAAAGATGGTAATGCTACCATTGTAATATATTTTGATACTTGTCTTACTGGTGCAAGTATTTTTGGGTCACATTTAGTATTTGGAATCATTATTATTGCAGTTAGTATTGATATAAAACATAAAAATAGAGCAACTAATGCGGCTGCTACATCTGTTATTGTTCTATCTAATTTTATCAATATGGTAATTAAACCTAATAATAATCCAGGTATAATTAATAATCTCCATACATAGAAACATATTAAATATATCGTATGCACTTGCTTATTATTCTTGCCATCATAGCCTATTCCAAATTCATCCAATATTGTTTTTATATTTCTGTATAATAAATCTCCTCTGTCGTTGTCTTCGTTATTACTCTCTTTACTTGCAGGAGATACTCTAGTTATAATTCTTATCATCATATTTATACTTGCTCCCCCAGGCATATCATCTAACAGTGTTTCGTTTCTATGTTCGCTATAGTATGCTAGTATAAATTTACCAAAAAAAGGAATACTCACTAAAGCTCTATCACTTGCTTTTTGAATTTTTGCTAATAAAGGATTCGCTGGGTCTCCTTTCGCGCCTTTACTACTGAATACTTTCTCTCTTAATACTTCCACCAATTGATAAATATATCTCCAAGAATATCTAATATAAGCTAACAAAAACAAGATTAATAATTCTGTTCTTATGTATTTATCTAATTGAATTACTAATGTAGGTATCAATATCATTGTAATGAATGTTGGAATTAATAAATTTATAATCTCTGGCATTTGTACCAAAATTTTACCAACTATCGGCGGAATAAATATGAATGCAAAAGCAAAAATGAAAAATATTATCCATAATATTTTTGTTATTTTTTTATTTATAAAATTTTCAGTTTTTTTAGTTACTTCTTCTAAACTATCATACATCTCTGCTCGATATGCCGCATATCTTAATGGATATGTTGCTGGCAAAAGCGATTCTGTTATTAATTTCTTTATCTTAGGAACTATCATGTAAGCTAATACAAAAAATGGATTTAAAAAACAGACTGGAATTCGTAATCCTGGAATTTTTGAAAAAGGCCCTTTTCCATCAAAAGGTGATAACGAAGCCACTAATAATTCTGCTATTCCCTTGAATACTAAAATCAAACCTTCTATAAAACTTTGTATGAAATCTATCGGTTCTTTTATTGGTTTTAATAATTTATTAAATTCTTTTTTTATATTAAATCCCTCCCTAACCATCTAATATATATCTATATTAATAATTATTATGTCTCCAAATAATCTATTACTTTTAATAATAATTCCTCTTGATCTGTCAATTTTTGAAATATTATATTTTCATCTAATCTTATCTCAAATATATTATTTAATCTGTTTTTACATTTTATATGAACACCATCATTTTCTATTTCTAAAGTTATAATATGTCCACCTGTTGTTAATTTAATTTCTTCTACATCTTCTTTTATTGATATCCATCTTATATAATTACCTACTTCTATATCTTTGATTTCATCTACCAATCTATAATTTAATAACTTATTCAAAATAACTTGTTGCTCTTTTTTATTTAAATTTAAATCATTTAATATAATTTTCTTATCTCTTGCAATTTTAAAACTATTTAGTTTTACTATTGAGTCATTTTTTGAATTGTTAACTGCCTTTTCCATTAGTTCATTATCATCCATGATTAATATTAATATTAATAAGTTATAATAGTATTAATATTATTTTCATAATATTATATGAACTTTCTAATAGTTGATCCATCTAATAATATAATTTTACTAAATAAAGTTAAGAAAAAACTAAAAGAACTAAATAGCCTTAAATCTAATTTAACAAAAATTATAACCTATATTTTATTATTATTTATTGTATTAATTGTTATGATTATTATATATATTGCTACTTATAACAGAAAATGGTTATCTAGAGTGAAAATTAAGCCAATAACCAAGTTACCACGAACCACCCAATCCTAATACTCCGTTAGCAGCCATTGGTTCTTCGCTCTCTGGAAATATACCTACCCCTGTATTACTTTGTGGTGTTACATTTGGTACACCTTGTTGTAAATCTGGTATACCTGTATTAGCTAAACCTGGTGTAGGTAATAAATTATTAGCAAAATCGTTATTAACTGGTTGTATTGTTTGCATTCCTTGCATTGGAATATTTGATAACGGCTGCGAAACTTTCAAACTTGTCTGTGGAATACGTCCAGTATTTATACGGAAAAACGATAAACTATCTAAAATTATATTTACTTTATCTCCTAACTTTGTTTGTAAACTTAATAATATTACTAAAAATGGTATTATAAATCCTAACATGTTTATTTCTTTATAAGGAGTTTTTGAATATGTTGGTAAATATGTTACTATTCTATGTATTATCATCATTCCTAAAAGTAATCCTATTATCTGGGTTAACATCTCAAATATTAATGTTGTATAATGCTTTGTTTCATCCGCCTCTGGTATATACATTTGAAATACCTTATTTAATACCACTACTAATACAAATGATATTAATGTGTATTGAAATAAATTTAATAACTCTGATTTACTATCTGAATCGAAATTTAAAACATGATTTACAAAACTTTTTTTACTTTCAATAGTACTTTCTTTGATAGCTTCCATATGTTTTATCAAAAGAAATTAAAAATTTTATTCCATATAATTTTAATATGTCTAATTTCACTAAAAATAGCGAAGAACAATATATTGACTTGATTAAAAATATTATTGATCATGGATATAATGAAAATGGTAGAAATGGAAATGTTAAAGCCTTATTCGGTGCAACCATGCGATTTGATTTAACTAACAACAAAATCCCTTTAATGACAACCAAAAAACTTGCATGGAAAACATGTCTAAAAGAACTTTTATGGTTCATTAGTGGTTCCACTGATAATAAAATTTTAAAAAAAAATAATGTTAAAATTTGGAATGGTAATGCTTCCAGAGATTTTCTTGATTCCAGAGGCTTACATAATCTAGAAGAAGATGATTTAGGCCCTATTTATGGACACCAGTGGCGCTTTTTTAATGCTGAATATAAAAATTGCTCTACTGATTATAAAGGAAAAGGAGTTGATCAACTTCAAAATATAATAGACTCCCTTAATGATCCTAATCAAAGAAACTCTAGACGCCTTCTTTTATCTGCTTGGAACCCACAGCAATTAGATGAAATGGCTTTACCTCCATGTCATGTATTAATGCAATTTAATGTATTTGATAATGATAAACTCAGTGTGGCATTATACCAAAGAAGTGGTGACATGGGTTTAGGTGTCCCTTTTAATATAGCATCATATGCTTTTCTTACTCATCTTATTGCCCATCATTGCAATTTAAAACCTGTCGAATTTATTCACTTTTTAGGAAATATACATATATATAGCGATCATTTGGAAGCTTTACAAATACAAAAAAATAGAACACCTTATAACTATCCTACTTTAATCATTAAAAATAGATATGAAAATATTGATGAATATAAATTTGAAGATTTTGAAATTAATAATTATACTCACCATCCAGAAATAAAAATGGTAATGCGAAAATAATCTATTTTTTTTATATTAATCTATAATTATAAATGGCATCATTGGCTGCAGCTAAAAGAAGACGTGCTCCTGGATTACCTAATAATAATCCTCCTTCTAATACACCTATCACAACCAATCCACAAACACCTATACAAACTGGACAACTCTCTATATCACAAGCTATGTCTTTAATCGGTTCCAGATTGTCTAAACTAGAAACTACCTTAACCACTAATATGAAGGAAGTTGAAAACAAAATTGGACAACAAGATAATTATATTGTTGAAAATTTACCAGATATTGACGCAATAAATGTCGCATTTGAAGATATTAATAAAAGACTTTTGTCTATTGAATCTAATAGCTCTACACCCCCTAATTCTAATAATGTAAATTCTAATATTAATCAACTATCTTCTGTTAAAAGTCTTATTGATAATTTACAAAAACATATTGATACTCTTAAGACCGAATATAATGAAAAATTCGATTATGTTGAACAAGCAGTATCTTCTTTAGATAACACCACTAAAGTTGTTTTTATTGAAAGCAATCTTAATAAGCTTACAACAGAAGTTAACGAAATGAAATCTGATCTACAGAAGCCTTCCAGTATATCTAGCGATGTTCTAGACGAAAAATTTAAACTTCTTGAAACTCGTCTTGATAACTTATATCAACAACTTGTTGAAACTAATACTAGTCTTGAAGATGCTAATGAGGCTAAATTTGCCGATCTTGTAAATAGACTTGCCTTATTAGAAGCCAAAGAAATACCCGATTTAACTACTCTTGAACAAAAAGTTGCCGCTCTTGAAGCTAAAGAACATGTTAATACCGATGAAGTTAATCTTAAAGTAACCGAAATTGAAAATAACGAAGTTAACCATGATGATGATAATGATGATTATGATGATGATGATGATAATTTAGAAGATGAATCAAGTTCGTAAAATTATTTATAAATAATTGTAAATAGATTGTAATGAACAATCTACTTACAATAGTAATATTTTGTATTGTTTTATACATATACATACACATCTATTTTCATATTAAAAAAAGCAACGATCTCGAAGTATACGAAATCGTTCAACCTTCAAAAAGTAAGCTTGAGGAAATATGTGATCTTAAACAACCTATAATATTTAAGTATGAAAATTTACAATTAATTGAAACTTGCAATATCGATTATATTAATAACCTTTACTATGCCTTTGATATTAATATAAGGGGAAAAGAAAGCGACGAGCTTTATACTAAACTTCCTTTAGGAAAAGCTATAAAATTATTTAAAAAAGATCAAAAAAATACCTACATAACCGAAAACAATATGGAGTTTTTAACTGATACTGGCATGTTAAAAGTATTTAATCATAATGATGAATTTATGCGACCATTACTCGTCGTAAATTGTTTATATGATTTCATGTTTGGTTCTGGTAATACTCCTTTAAGATACAATATTAACTATAGAAATTATTTTTATGTTACTAGTGGAAAAATTAAAATTAAATTATGTTCATCTAAATACACCAAATACCTTTATAAAAGTAATGATTATGAAAATTTTGAATTCAGATCTCCAATTAACCCATGGAATGTAGAAAAAAAATATAAAAATGACTATGATAAAATTAAATTCCTCGAATTTACCGCTGAAAAAGGAACTATTATACATATTCCTGCTTATTGGTGGTACAGCATTCAATTTGAAGATGACTCTTTCGTTTCTGTATTTAAATACAAAACCACATTTAATGTCGTTGCTATCGCACCACAACTCGTAATGTCTGTTTTACAATCTCAAAATGTTAAACATAAAGTTCTCAAAAAATTGGATATTTAATTTATTAAATAAACAAGCGGCTGCGAATATCTATTTCGAGATAAAGGTGCTCCTGGTAAATTCTCAGGATCAATACATCTCTGTCGTTCATTGTATGCACGAATACGTCTTTCCTCTCGCTTTTTATTTTTTTTCCATTTATTCATTTTATCTTCTTTAATTTTTTTATCGTTTAATCTAGCATTAATACATCCTTGACAATTACAATACACACCACGTGCTTGCACCTTGAAATAAGATCTATTAAACATAAAATATATTACATCTTCTTTCCTCCAATTATAGTAAAAATTAAATGCCTGATGTCTTAAATATTCATATTCTTTAATGTAATAATTTATTTGATTTATAACTGCTTTATGTTTCATTGTTACCTCTGGATCTCCATAACTCAATATATGATCTATCACATCCATCGGTAGTTCTACTCTCATTATTAATATTTATTATTGTTGAATATAAATAATTATTTTCAATTTAAATTATAATAAACTATGGAAACTTACTTATATAATTGTTGCAAAAATTTACTTGATTTTTTAGATTGTCTAGATTTATCTTGTTTAAAAAAATACTATAAAAAAGATAAATGTGATCTATATCATCTCGATGACGTCGATGATGTCGATGATGATTCAAATGATGCAGATGATGAGAAAAGCGATGATAGTGATTATGATGATTGGGTTATTAAAAATAGACACTATAAGACCTGATATTTTTTATTATAATTTAAATTGATTATAATAAATCTATCTTAATCAATAATTGATGTAGATTATGTTTTATTATAACACATATGTCATAAATTTATTTCCAACCGAAATATCTAAATTTATTTACACATTTATTACTCATCCTTTCACCGAATCACGTTATGAACTTTTATTATCTATTAAACATAATGAAAAAATCATATCAGATGATGTAATAATGATTTTAAAAGACTTGAAAATGAATCAGATGCAGTTCCCATCTATGGATTATGCTCATATGACACATGAAGAAAGATATGAATTCGATAGCTATCATTTAGAAATAGATAAATTATATAATCAAGAATTGACCTACAGAGATGGATTGTATTTGAGTACTGATTTATTTATTATGCCACGACATTGCCACAAATTGTCTAAAATTATAAAAAACGCCTATTCAATGGATACTGAAAATCAAGAAAACTATGATGAATATTTATCACTTTATAATTGTTACTATGCAAATGAAGAAATATTATTTATAATTAATCAAGATATGTGGATTTGATTTGTTTGGTTTTTCATCATCATTATCATTATCTATATATGGTATATTTAGTATATCTTTTGCCATCGGTGGCCTAGAATTATTTTTATTTTTTTCCTGTTCTTTGATAATTTCAGAC